CCGTGAGGATATCTGCCGCTACTCCGGACTTGGCTGACTTAGCCTCACCCCAAATACCAACACAAAGGAAGTTCTTGTTCCTATCTTGTGCCGCTTTTCTCTTAGCGAGATATGCTTCTCTTCCTAATGCGAAAGAGCCTTTTTCCTTATCAGTCGTTGTTACTGCCTCATTTGTTTTACTCGTAGTCCATGCCGTCATTTTCATCACCATTTTCATAATGCACCAATCTATTTCCACAGGTGCGTAGTATCTCATTCAAGTCATTGTATGAGACTTTCAGTCTTACTTCCTTACCGGATAGAGTATGGAGTTTAACCCAGAACTCTCCGGTTTCGTGGTTCTTCTTCCATGTCACAAAATCAACGTTCTGTGCTGGAATAGAATAACTCCCTCCATGTATAACGGAGTCACCATCAGCATAGGTGCTGATAGTGTAGGATTTGTAATATCCCTTGCTCATGAGAAAAACCAATCCTCGTCTTCTTCTTCCGTGAACTCAATCTTATCTGGGTTTCCACCCCTTGCCTTGAGAACGTGTATTCCTGTTACGTTTATCGTCACACTCTGTATGTTACCTTCAGAATCACTTCCTTGTGAAGTCCTTCCTACGACAATCACATTAGAACCAATGCCGAAATCTATCTCCATACTAGGTGGTATCCAACAAGTGACTCCACTGAATCCATCATCGTTGAAGTCGAAGTCAGTGTTCAAGTCATCAAGAGTCATAATCCTGTTACCATTCTTGGTAGGGTTCATGTTGATGTTAGTCACACTACCATCAGTGAACACAAACCTATCATTGTAGTTCTTCTGAGTCACAGTGCTATGATACCTATCCAAGTCAATTAGTGGACTGAAGTTGGCCTCAGAATGTGACATCAATTCGTCTTG